TAAGATTATAGTGGTCTAAAAGCCATTCTTCTTGTTCATCATTTATTATCTTTTTATCCTTTAAAGATTTAATCACATTTACCCTACCGTAATCAGTTGAGTTACTTCCGATTTGCTGTAACATACCGTTTGGAATTTTCAGCGTTTCCTGCTCTTTCTTCGCCTTTTCATCCAAATCTTTAGGAATTGAGGCAGTATTATCATTAGATTTGGTATCATCGGCAGTAGCAGTATATGAATAGGAATTTCCCTTACTGCTGCCACCTGACCGCCTACCGCTTGAACTTCTACCGCTGCTCTTCGGAGCAGTATATTTATACTGCTTATAAATACCGTCTGCTTGGTACTGAGTAATATTGCCTTTTTTCACCTGATTTTGAAGGTAAGCTTTCATACCTTTGTTATCTTTCTTGTCACGGTAACTGTCTGCCTTGTCGGCGGCGATAGAAACATTAACTTCATTCATTGCCCAGTATTCGTCTCGCTTATTTTCTTTCTTTTCTTCTTTGAGCTTATTGTTATTCCAATAGCGTTCATTTTTTGCTTCGACTTGGTCATTCATAGCGTTTTGCTCATTCCAATATTGTTGATACCAAAAATCTTTATTATCAGCATAATTATTAACAGCATTAGCATTTTCTTGATTTGACCTTCCTGCTGCCGAATTCACAATATCCGCCCATGCATTTTTCCTATTCAAATTACTGTTTTCAGCGTTTTGATAGCCTTCTATTGCAGCTTCATAATTTGTCAAATCCTTTTGTCTTAAAGCGTCATATTCATTTTGCGCCATTTGGTAATAAGACGGAAGCGCGCTATCTGCATTTGCCTGATATGCATTATCAGTTTGCATTGCGACCTGCGGCGAGTATGTAGAGCCGTAACCTGCAGTCAATTCATTTGCCGCCTGCGAAGTCGCCGCCATAGATAAACCGCCGAGTTGCTGATACATTTTTGCATATTGCTGATATGCTTTGTCATTTGCCTTGTCATATTCCCAAGACTTGGCATTTGCAATTTTGTTATACATATCATTCATTTTTTGTGCATAACCGTTTACATTATTTTCAGGTTGCGAATATGCTAACTGTTGTGCAATTTCACGCTGCTGTTTTTGGGCTTCGCTTTCTACATAAGGATTGTTATATTGTTGATATTTGTTTTTTGTATTATTTGAAATTGCCATACTTATCCCTACTTTCCGTTTGCGCCTTTTTTCTTGATTGCTTCAAGAGCGTTATTATTTCTCGCTGTTTCGTTAAGAGCATTAGCAGTGGCAATTGCATTGTTGTTGTATTCATTAGCCCAATTAACCTGACTTTGTGCATTGTTAACTCTTGATTGTGCAGCATTTCGGTTATCGCTCCATAAACTATATTGATTGTTATAATCGTCTTTATAAGCATTGTTAAATACGCTGTAAGCATTATTTGCGGTATTTAATTTATTGTAATAACTGCTTTCTTCAGCTTGCTTTTGATTATTAACAAGATTATATCTATTCTGAAGTTGATTGTACTCGTTTTGCCAATTTGTAAGAGCGTTAGAGCGAAGTTCAATAGCCTTATCACTCAAACCGCCGATTACATTGTTGTATGCCTGCTGCGCAGATTGCTGCGCATAACTGTTGTTGTATCCACCGGTTTTTGCGGCAGCGCCGGCAAGCTGATTTTTCATGGCACTGTTACCGCTTGCCATGTACTGCTGTTTATATATTTGAAAAAGTTGGTCTTTTTCCTGGTCGTAGCTAAAATCACCGTAATTCATCATTTGGTTATACAAATCATCAACCGTTGTTTGAAGCTTTTGCTGTGAAGCGTCAAAGTTTGCTTTTCCCTGTCCGCTAAATAAATCATTCCACTGGCTAAATGCATTATCAGCTTGCGACTTATATCCGGATGTATCGTTGTAGTTGAATTCCCCTATCGAAGCCAACTCATTGTTCGCCTGCGCAAGCTCATTGTTATATCCGGTAACATCAATTGTATTAGCTTTATATGTAGTTGCCGAAGCTTTACTTTTGCCGCTGCTGCTCTTTTTGTTGCTTTTGCTGCTGCTTTTTTTCTTTGCCATAATCTCGCCCCTTTTATATTTCAAATTCTTTAGTAGTTGAATCACTGAATTTCACAGTGATTAAATGTGGCGTAGCCGTTATATCTGTCACATACTTTTTTTCTTCTGTATTGCCCCTGTTACTGTCGATATACTTTTGAAGTTTAACGACAAGCTGTTCAATATAATTAACTACATAAGGCAAATTTCCTGCCGCGCTCATTTTACTTATAATCGGTAATTTCATAATTCGCCACCTACTTCCAAACACTTTGTAAGAGAGTAAATTTTACATTCACCCTCACCTTCAATTTTCAATTTCATATGGTCGCAGCGCTGTGGCCTTATAGGGAAAATAAACGAATTCACTCCTCGCCCGATTATTTCTCTGCCGCAACTTTGCCATTTACCGTTACTGTTATATTGAATATATATCCTTGCCTTTGCTCCCTGGGCCAAATACATTCTCAATTGTAATCTCGAAATGTATTTTTGATTTGGATATGAATATCCGTATATTCCTGTTTCAGCACTCCAACTTACATTATCTTCCTTAACCTCATAATCATTATCTGCATCAATAATTTTTACTTTTGTGTCGGTAACATAATAAAGGGTGTTTCCGTCATTTAAAAATCGAATAATTCTGTCTTCTGCTTCTTTAGTCCACATACCCTTCTTGGTATCGTAACAAAACAGCTCATATTTATTTGTTTTGCAATTTTGCATTGAAACATAATACTTGTTACCCCACGCACCTGCCACAGCATTTTTATATTTTTCTCTGCCAAGCGCCGATGAAATAACAGTTGTGCTTCCGTCATATGCAATAATTCCGTAAACGCTCTTGTAATACAGCACATTATCAATAATCGCAAAACTTCTTTCACTGCCTTTTTCAACACCTTTAAAATTGTTCACTTCCGTATACGAAAACTCACTCGGTGCCGAACCGTACACAATATATAGCGTATCTTCTTTGAAGATAAGAATATTCCCGAGATAATTTACAATTCCTGTAAATTCGCCGTCACTACCTACATTTGCGCTCCAGCTGTCGCTGTTAAGCCCTGAATAATCATAATAATTTGTATAATCACCGAGTGCGGAAGCATATATCTCGTGGCCGTCTTTTTGACATAGCCATACTCTGTTACCGCATAACGCACCGAAAGGTTGCACATTGGGAAACTTCTTTTCGAATGTAATTTCATACTCATTTTCCGAATTACCGAACCCTGTTATCCAACTGTTTTCACTTTCCTCATAGTTAATTAACACAGCCGATAAATCAATGAAATTATTACCGACTTTTTGAATTCTGTAACTGTTACTTTTCAAGTTACCTGTTGCATTATCGTATTCAAACATACCTTTCTTGAATTTTGTTAAATCGGTAATCTGTCCTTTTCCCAGCTTCAGCGACACCTCAACATTGTCGCCTTTGCTGAATTTTTCAAATTTACCTTCGTCATAAAAAGTAAAATTAACATATGTCGATATGTCGCTCCATAATACACTGTTATCTGCTAATTTCACTTTTTTCTGTACAACACCGTTAACAATTCTGTAATCACTTTCGGGATTGAGCTTAAAAAAGCCTGCATTAAATGTATTTTCATCACCGTCGCAGGTATAAATGAAGCTGTTCACGCCGTCGCCTTTTTTAGAAGTAAATGTTTCTTTGTATGCTATTTTTTTTGTTTCGCCGGATTTAGTATCAATAATCACACCGTCAGGAACTACAAGGATTTTAGTGCCGCATTTTATCATTGCTTTTTTGTCGTTATAATCTGATTGTTTTAATACTTCAACATTCTTTAATGTATTCAAATTTGTTATGAGCGCTGATGTCATTGCTATTTTGGTTTTGTTTGGGTAATTCTGTTGCTGAATCACCCAATCATGTTTAAGTTGCGAAAAACTAATTAAAAAAGCATTTTTATTTACATTAGGCCTATCTATATAAGCAGCACCCCAGCCGCTCAATCCTGCAAATTCTGCTATCGTAACTAAATTTCTATCGGTTAATAAGCATTCATAAAAATTACTTGAAAGTTCAATCAATACTTTTTTATCATAAATATCCCAATTAGACGGTGTCAATTCTTCCCAAGTCAAACAATCTTTTCTAAAGTATAGTTCAATGGCCCATATATGCGGTTGTATATAATCATTTGTGCCAATATAACTTCCGTTGCTATTAAAACATACGGCTTTACAAATATTACGATTATTAGACCTAATAAGAACCGAACACCAATATACTCTTTCACTTGCATTATGAACTTTGCCTTCATAGTCAGAATAGTAGTAAAAAGCCGAATTTTTTCCCTTTACAAAAGCACCTTGGTATTCTTCGTAATATTTATTTATAATTGTTTGAACATACGGAACAAGTTCTTCTTCGTTTTCTGCTATACTTTTATTTTTTTCTTTTTCAAATAAACAAAGTAATTTTTCAGACATATCCACTATTTGCATTTCGACATATGATGGACATTCGTAATCTATATGTTGAAAGCACCACGGCTCTAAATGTATCTTACCAAAATCACTTTCCTTATACGGTTCATCAAATTTATGAATTTTATGGTCAAGTTTTTTATCTAAACCTGTCGTGTAAAAATAATGTTCTGTTTCTTTTTCAGATTCATCATTATATACATCAAGCAATGCTTGGGCGGCACTTTTCCAATCTTCAAACTTACCTAAATACTGTGCCTTGCCGCATATTTTTCCCTTTATTTCTTCTTCATTACTTCCTAACTGCCAAGCAGCGCTGTTTTGACTTACATACCATTTTTTATGATACTTGTCCTGAAATTGCTGAAGCGCTGTACAATTTTGAAATTTCCAATTTATATCCGGCTGTGTGCCGTAAAAAACATCACTGTAATATATTTTTATAGTTTTTTCTTTTTTTGCTATAAGCATGGGGAAAGTCCAATCGCCAACTGTTACAACTGCACCTAATGCAATGTCATCATTTTCTGCGAACTCACATGTTCGATATTCGTACCACCGGCCGTTTATGTTGCAAATAGGCTCACCTCTGCCGATAAAGCACCATTTGTCCTGAAATTCTCTTAATAAATGTTCGTTGCTCATTATTGTGCCGGTAATTCTTTCTTCGCCCAGGGATATGAGGCTATCGTTTGTATCTCTAACCACCTGACCGCTAATCTTTGTGTCATTGTTATTTGCCGTACAATTTTGCAACAGCGATACATTTTCATTAACAATAACTGCATCATTTGCATTAACTGAAGTTTTCAAAGTCACTTCGCCGCTTTTAATTGTATTAGAATAATTACTGCTCACTATGCCACGCTTATTTCTTACGCTTGCAACCGGGTAATCGTCAAGCGTCATATTTTTCATGTCATACCAAGCACCGTTTTGCGTGCGTTCATTATGGTCTATACCCTTAAATTCTTCAATATTTTCCTTTGTCACATTATATATGTTAAGTGATTGTGGAAGTTTGCTCATTTTTTCACTCTCCTAAACTCCTAAAGTCTGTAACCGTGCGTTCCTACGGGCCTGTGATTACGATTATAATAAGAAAAATAATTATCATAATAAGTTTGAAACATTGTCATAGCGTTATTCATTCTGTCAATTTCACCGTTAGCATAGTGAACACTCTTTTCAAGCCAAAATCTATATAGTTCACTGTATTCCAAATCTACTATCATTTGTGTGTTTATATCTGTATCGGTTGTAAAACCGTGAAATGCAATTTCATCCGCATCTTTATGCGTTAGTATAATATCGTTATAAATTTGTGCCTCTATCTCGTTTAGCCACCTTATCTTTTCCTCGTCTGAATACTGATTAGGCACTTGATTGTCAAAATAGCTTAATACCTCGCCAATTGTAGTTTTCATATTTCTTTCACCTCAAATAGCAAAGGGCAAGGATTTCTCCCTGCCCTTTAAAATTACAACAAAGAGTTAAAGCGTTACCTCTTTAGTTCCCTCATTTGCTCTTATATATGAATGCTCAACCTCTCTGAGATTAAGGCTCATTTTAAGTCTGTCGGCATATTTCTTCTTGATTTTGCAAACCTTGCCACGTGGGACGAACATTGCCACGCCGTTTACTGCAACATATTCACCCCTTGGGTCGTCATTAGGTCCGAGATACATAGGAATTTTAATAATTTCCATTTCCTCGCCCTCAGGGTTATCCTGAATAAATTCAGGCTTTTCCTGCAAGGCCTCTATGGTCTCATTCTGTTTTTTAAGCTTTTCGGCAAGAATAGCGTCAAGCTCTTCCTGTGTATATGTTTTTGCTGTTGTTCCTTCAACAACTGCGGTTTCTTCAATCGCCGCATTTTCTGCGGCTACTTTACTTTTTGCCATAATATTCACGCTCCTTTATTAGTTAGCTTCATCATCATTTGCAAACTCTGCCGAAACAGTTTCGATGCTGAGAAGTCGTGTAGGATATAGCACAGCAGAAGCAGTAGAAAACTTAAAGCCTACCGAGCCTCTCTGTTCGAGTGGGTCGCTTGCGCCGCTTGAGCCGACCTGCTTAACAATCATCTTAAGGCTTGCACCGTCAGGCTTAACAACGCCCCAAGCGTCCTTACCGAAAATAAGAGTTGAATATACGCTGTAGCCTACCGGGCAATTATCGGTATAAACCTTAGCATTGGGGCTTTCAACAAAACGCACACCGTGAAGCTCACCGATTTCGCCATTAAAGATTTCTTTTGTTGCAGAATACTTATGTGCCTCTTCCCAACCTTTGCTGTCTCTTAAGTCAAAAGAAACAGACGGATGAATAATACCAATATATGAGCCGTTGATTTTAGGCGCTTTATTCTTCTTAAGAATTGAAACAGCTTTATTGATAACTCTCGGTGTGAGCTGACAAGTGTTATCGAGTTTATCACGTGAAGCAACTGCCGTGCCGTCACTCTTACGTGGGAAAAGTACATTCTTAACAGCCTCAGTCATAACAGAGTTACGTGTAACAATATCCATTGTCTGTGCCGCAAGGTCACCAAATAATTCGGTAGCACCGCCGATTACATCATCAAGGTGTGTGAGACTAAGTACATCTGTTACATAAGCATATCTACCGTATTGATGAACTTCCGCTTCAATGCTTGTCTGTCCGAGCTTGTCACCTGTAGGTGTAATGCCTTCCTGAAGCGGAACAGTTGAAACGGTAAATGTATTCCATTTACGCCACTCAGCCTTTTTACCTCTGTGCTTCGGCAATGGCTGCTGCTTGCCAAACTGTGCAAAATATGTTTGACTACCCACATTTTGAAGCAATGCGGTGTCATAAAAGATTTTCATACCCGGTGACAAATCGCTGTCGCCGGTTGTGTTAAGTACCGCGTCAGCAAAAAGCTGTGCGCTGTATTTCTTTGCGCTGATACTTGCGCTTTTTAATGATTTAATAATATTCATAATGCTCCCTTTCTGCTGAAAGTAAGAGCGAATTACATATTATTTTGACAAATATTTCATAAAATTATTTTCGTCAATTTTTTCGCCCATACTTGCAGCGTTTAATAATTCTTTGATTTGATTTTGATTTAACTTGTCAAAAGACATTCCGCTGTAATTAGAGGCCTGCTGCTGTGATGTTCCGTTTTCAATCGGACGGTTAGCATTAGCCCTCATTGTGTCGGCGATATCCTGTCGGCTTTGATTGTATGCGTAACCCATAGCACCACTAAGAATTTCCGGCAAATGGATTTGTTCATAGGCCTCCTTAACACTCATGCCACGATTAAGCCATTCACGGAATTTATCGTTTTTGCTTTCCAACTCAAAATTGAAATTCGGATAATACTCTTTTAATTCTTCGGCTTCTTGCAACCAAGCGTTCATCTGATTTTGAAATGCTATTTCTTGAGCGTCCTGCTGCTGTCTGATTTCATCTTGCCTGATGATTCTCTCAGCCTGTATAAGCTCCTTAGCCTGCTCAACCGTAACGCCTCTCTCGGTTGCAATTTCTTCATAAATCGAATTGTCGCTGTCGATAGCCGATACAATCGAATCAATATCCGTCGAATCTTTAATTCCGTATTTAGCGGCGAATTTTTCAAGCGCCGGGGTAAGCTTGTTTCTGAAATCTATACCCTCTTGAATTTGTGCGTTTGCTTTGCTCATACGCTTGTTAAGTGCCTTTTCAAATTTAGCTTGATAATCTTGCTTGTATCTGCCATTGATTAAATCGTCAAAGCTTTCTTCCTTAGCGTCTTGTGTGCCTGTCGCACCGTCAACTTTGGTATCAACCGTACCCTCAGCCGTTGTACCTACTCCGTCAGCTCCTGCAGTAGCCGCACCGTCGGCAAATAACTGAATATGATATTTCTGCATAATAATGCTCCCTGCTGATTAAGTCAGCGAATCTGTAATCTGTGGGTTAAGCCCACGGCTCTTTGTCCTCATTATACCTAAGGGCGTTATTTCAATGTCACACCCTCAAAATAACTTTTTTACATTTTTTTCAAACTCTTCCGAAAGCCAACTAATACCCTGCTTCACCGTTTCAAAAGTGCTTGCAATTTCTTTATAATATCGTTTTTTCGGATAAGCACATATAAGCGCATATCCGTCCTCAACAATAATAAGTGCCGGTATTTTCAGCTTATTTTCGCTTTCTTCAAGCGTTTTTGCAAGTGCAACAATAAGTGTAGAAACACCGGCGCAAGCTATGTCCTTGCCTTTTTCGGCATATCTGCAATGCCCCTCAGCCTTTAATTCAAAGCCGTTTCTTGTCTCTTTGTATGTAATCTCAACCATTATGCTTTACTCTCCTATCTCGGCTGTGCCGATTCATTAGCCTTTTGCGCCGCCTGCTCGGCAAGTGAGCCTTTGTCGCCGTTGCTTACGCTTTGCATTCCCTCTGGCTTTGTGCTTTCCATATTTGCACTGCCGCTTGTTGAAGCCTGTGCTACATCAGGACTACTACCCTGCTGCTTCCCTTTCATTCCTGTAAGGTTGCTGTTGTCAATGTTCAAATCGCACATAACCTTAAGCTTTTCGTTTTCCTGCTGCAATTGTTGTAATTGCATTTGTGCCTGCTGTAATGCGTCAAGCAACGTACCGTTTTTCTTAATTTGATTTATAACGTCGCTCTTGTGGTCGAAATCCATAATATTGAGGCAAGCAAGTGATTGGTCTGTATTCTGCGGATTGAAAAATCCTGCGCTGTAAAGCTGCAGTGCAAGTTCATTTTGTGCTGCCTTGCTGTACGGTGAAGCTTTTTGAGCTGCTACTTCAATATCAAATTCAGGTAAATACTGCGCTGTATCACCTGTCATTGTCTGTCTTACTTGCAATTTCAAATTGCGGTTATCGTATGTATCAAAATCGTCAGTGCCGTCGTCACCTGTTATCCTTACATATCGTGGCAAATCATAAAACTGTCTCATACGCTCAATTATGAGGTAGATAACATTTTCAAAAGCGTCATACGTGCCCTTAATCGCCATTCTGCTTACCTTTGAGCCTGTTTCGATAAGCGCAGAAATAGCACTTGCGGCAGTAACACCGCTTGTTGTGCCCCCTGTTGATACATCACGGTTAGCTGTTGTTTCTTTAATCTCGTTAATCTTGCTGTCACGCTGGGTAAATACTGCGCTGTCAAGTCCTTTAACGTTTATTTCTCTCAAATCATCTTGACCGAGGTTTGTATTTGTTTTCACAAACGGTTGCGTCCAATCGAGGAACTCTTCCTCGTTTATCTCGCTGTCTTGCCGCTCAAAATAGCGCGGCATTGAGTTCATCAATACATTTTTGTTGAGCATCAGGATTCAAATCAGCAAATTTAGTGTTCTTATATTCTTTGCCATAAAATATAAAGTCAATGGCATCAATAAAGTAGTCTCCCCAAACTTCATCTGCTTTTTCAAAGTTTTCTGTATAAATTAAACTATTAATTTCTTCTCTTTCGCTTGCAAAATTATCAAATTGTTCTTCAACTATGTCTTGCTTATTTTTATTATCTATTTCAGTTGTAATTTCATTAACTGCTTCAATATTATTTTCTTTACTAGAACAACCTGCTGTTACTAATACAAAAGATAGAGTTCCCATTGCTATTAATTTTCTTAAATGTTTTTTTATATCAATATTTTTCATTTTTTACTAAAATCCCTTTCTATCTCCTTAAAGGTACACATTGTAATTAGAATATTTAAAGTTCTTTGATATAATAACAATTTATTATTTCAAAGAACAACTTATTTTATATATGAAAAGATTTTATATTACATTTTCCTTTTAAGAATGAATTATATAAACTACTATCAAAGTTTTTATAATAACCAGTTCGGTTTAGGTATTTTTCATCTTTATTATAATCTTCACTAATTTTATACTCTTTATAATTTAGAATGTTGCCAATATTTCTTTTTTTATATCTTCTTTTATGTTTCATTATTATAAAACCATCTTGTCTATAATAGGTAACTATATCTTTATAATTATCTGCACCAAATCCATGTCTATTTATAGATTGATTTATATTGTCTTTTATATAATTATCATGGTTAGAAATAAATTGTGTTACAATCTCTTTGTTTTCGTGGAAGCCATGAAGTTCTTCAGTTGTATTGATATTATAAAGACTAGTAGTTTTATCTTTATAAATATCTATTTCATTTATTACATATTTTGTATAGTAATCATTATCTAGTGTTTTCCAAGTAGCTTCTTCTTGATAATTGTTGCTTGTTAAAATAGATTTAATACAATCTTTATGGATTGTTATATTTAATAAGAATTTTTTATTGTTAGTTGTTATTCAT